AACAGTATCTATAAAATATCTTTGTGATTTTAATTGGAAATCATTTTGATTGATAGAAATAATGTTAAATATATTTAATAATTCATCTATGATATTATTTTTGAATGAATTGAGTTCTAAATGAATGTCCGGGTAATTATTATTAATGTATTCAATAATATCTTGCTTTGAAATCATTATTGTCGTCATAAATTAGTTTGTGTATAATAATCAAATTTACAAATATTTATATTATAGTATATATGTTCTTAAATATAATATTGATTGTATTATTAGTAATATTTATATTATATTTATTTTTATTTAAAAAGGATGAAGTATATTATATTGAGAATTTTTTGAGGGATGAGGAATATAATTATATAAAAAATTATACAAGAAGTGTAAAAAATTTAAAATCTGAGAATTTTAGATTAGTTACACCAATATTGGATAAAAATATAAGTGATATATTTTATTCGGAAATAAATATAAATAAGATAAAAAAATTAATAAATAATGATATAAAAAAATCAAATTTTCCAATAGAATTTAGAGTATATCCGGAGGGATCTTCTGGTATGAAATGTCATAAAGATACTCAATTATATGAAGAACCACAATATGAAATGGTATATACAATAGAGAATGAATCAGATAGTTATACTAATTGGTATTCATATTTGGGATGGAATAATAAATTATATACAAAACCTAATTCATTAATAATAGTTAAAGCACAAGAAAATACACATTGTGTTTCTCCTGTTAAGAAAGGATATAGAACAATTCTTAAATTAATATATACTCAAACAGATAAATACAATGATAATTATAAGAATGAAATTAATAGATTTAATAAATTTGAAATTTGAAATTTGAAAAGTATAATAGTATAAAGTTGAATAATATTATAAAGTTGAATAATAATAAAATGAACCAGGCATCTTTCTCTGATAAGTTAGTTGGGAAAGTAATAGAAAATGAAAAGGTTCTATATGAATGTGATAAGTGTTCAAAATGTACACCGAAATATTTTATAAATTTGAATATTGAAGGTGAAAACAAATATATATGTTCATATTTGTGTAGTAAAAATATGCACGAAACATATGGTAAGAATTATTGGGATAATTTAGTAAATGTAGATGATTTTAATAAATATCCTCAACCAATTATTGATATAAAAAAGGAAGAAAAGTTCAAAATAGAAATATCTCCGTGGGATATAGAAAGATTAGAATATCATAATGAGATGTTAGAAGAAGATAAGCGTGTGGAATCATTAGAAAATTGTTCTGATAGTTCATATAGTGATTATGAGTCAGATTAAAAAAAAATATTTAATATTATATATATGGTTTTTAATATGTTGCCAGTATTTTTTTTATTGATAATAGTTATATCATTTTTGTTAGTATTTGCTCCTATGGTTGATCATGTATTTTACCTTGATCATAAAATAGAAGAATCAACAGATTTAGAAGTATTTATTGTAATATTAGTTCATATAATATTAGTAGGGGTATTAATATATTTATTTCATTTTTACATAGTGAGAAAATATATAAGATATTTTAAATTAAATGAAACATATATAAAAATAATAGATTTAATATTAGGTTTGACATTGGTAGGTTTACAGAGAAATTTAGTATATAAATTGAGATATCTGTCAAATAGACATCCAATTAGGGCAGAATTAATTATATAAGTTAATTAATAAAATAAAAAATGTAATAATATAAATATGGAGTATATATCAGGACTAGAAATATTAAATAAATGTTTAAATTGTGAACAATATGTATTACTTTTTTTTACAGCTAGTTGGTGCGGACCGTGTAAAAGAATATATCCTGAATTAGAGAAATTATATGGAAAATTAAATAAAGATTTAGTAAAAATATATAAATTAGATGTAGATGAAGAGGAAAATGTAGAGATTTTAAAAATATTTAAAATAAAGTCAATGCCTTCATTTTGTTTAATGAAAGATAAAAACTGTATAAATACTTTTAATGGTTCTGATATAGAAGGTATAAAAAAAATGTTAAATATCCAATAATAATATATATATATTAAAGATAATTTAATAATAAATATATATAAGGAGATGACAACATTTGACGATTTTGATTTAAAAGAAAAATTATTAAGAGGTATATACTCATATGGGTTTGAGAATCCATCTGATATTCAATGTAAAGCGTTGCCGATATTAAATTCTAAGAAAGATTTATATGCTCAAGCTCAGTCTGGTACGGGTAAAACGGGGGCGTTTACGATTGGTTCCCTAAATTTATTAGATGAAAATTTAAAAAAAACACAAATATTGATTTTGAATCCAACATATGAGTTAGTTAATCAAAATTATGACGTAATGGAAGCGCTTAGTCAATATATGGATGTAAATATTATGAAGGTTGTGGGGAAAACTAGTTTAGATGAATGTAAGAGAAATTTAGAGAAAGAACCTGAAATAATAATAGGGACTCCTGGTAGAGTAGCAGACATGATAAATAGGAGATATTTATATACACAAAATATAAAATTATTGGTAATTGATGAAGCAGATGAAATGTTATCAGATGGATTTAGAGATACAATTTATAATATAATTAAGTATATTTCTAAAGATTGTCAAATATGTTTATTTAGTGCTACAAAGACAGAAGAGACACTTGACTTGAGTAATAAATTTCTAAATAATCCTGAATCTATTATAGTTGAGAATAAAAATGTAAGTTTAGAAGGTATTAAACAATTTAAAGTACTTATAAATGAAGAATGGAAATATGATACATTATTAGATTTATATAATTTATTAAATATAGCACAATGTATTATTTATGTAAATTATAAAGATAAATTAATGAATATTTATACAGAATTAATTAAAAATAATTATCCAGTAGATTATATTCATGGAGAAATTACTAAAGAAGAACGTGAGAGTAAAATATTAGATTTTAAAAATGGTAAAACTCGATTATTATTGTCAACAGATTTACTAGCGAGAGGTATTGATGTTCAACAGTTAAATTTAGTAATTAATTTTGATTTGCCTAGATCAAAGGAAACATATATTCATAGAATAGGTAGATCAGGGAGATATGGTAGAAAGGGTGTTGCAATAAATTTAGTAGGACCTCGTGATCAAGGTAAATTATCTGAAATAGAGGAACATTATAAAGTAAATATTGAGGATTTACCACAAAATGTAGGGGATATATTTAATGTTTGAAATATAAAAATATTAAATATTTAAAAGTATGCGTATTAAATATAATAATATTTTTAATTACAATATATATGGAGAAACTTGATATTAATTTAGATGATGATTTTAAAAACATAAATACTAATATAAGTAGTAATACTGATTCTATAGGTATTGATTTATTGATTGGTGGGAATAGTTCTCCTAAATCAAATATGTCTGAAGATGTAAAATCTGTAAAAACAGATATATCAGATAATCATTCATTTTTTAAAGATGAACAAGTAGATGAAAAAAGGGTACCCAGTCCAATGAATGATCCTATAATGAATAATATAGTTCCAGATGAATATAAACCTGTTCATGTATTATCCCAAACAGAAATAAAAAATGAGAAGATAGATTTATTATATAAATTTAGTAAATTACAGAATCAAGGGACTAGAACATCGACAAATTATAATATGAATTCTAATTTAGATGAAATGAGAAATGAATATATTAAATTAAAAAAACAAAGAGATACATCGAATTCAGTAAAATTTCAAAGAAAAATATTGATGGCAGCAGTGTCTGGGGCAGAGTTTTTAAATAGTAAGTTTGATCCATTTGATGTTAAATTAGATGGATGGTCCGAGTCAGTAAATGAAAGTGTAGAGGATTTTGATGAAGTATTTGAACAATTATATGAAAAATATGGGGGAGGTGGTGAAGTTGCACCAGAACTTAAATTAGTTATGATGTTAGGGGGATCGGCATTTATGTTTCATTTGTCAAATACAATGTTTAAATCATCTATACCTAATATGAATGATATAATGAAGACAAATCCCGATTTAATGAAACAATTTGCCAAGGCAGCTGTTGGTTCTATGGCACAACCAGGCATGGGTCAACAACAACAACAACAATCATCTATGCCTAATATGATGAACCAAGAACAACCGTCACAATCAAATCAAAGACCAGATATGGATGGACCTGTAGGAGATATAGATGAAGTAATAAGGAATTTAAATTTACAACCTAATTCAATGCCCGATTTAGATAATTTATCTATAATGAGTGGTGATAGTGATAGGAATTCCACTAAAGGTATAACTTTAAATTTATAGAATAAATTACATATTTAGTTTAATATCTTCTAACATTTGAGTTGCTGCATCTAATTTTTCTTTTATATTATTATCTTCATTTGAATTTTTTACATTTGATTTAAAATCATTTAAAAATGACATAAAAAATATATACATAATTATTAAAATTAATGATAAATTAATATCTTTTGTAGCGATGAAAAATAAACAAAATATGAATAAATGTTTTAAATAAAATTGATTATTAATATGTGGTTGTATATCTTGAAATAACATTCTGCCACCAAACATATTAAGTAAAAACGTCCCACTTAAGAATAAATAATTATTTGTTAAATAATCAAATAAATACATATATATATATATTTTATAAATAAAAAAAATATATATATATATATTAAATGGTTGCTTTACTTTCTCAATGTTTTGATCAAGGTTCGAATAGTTCTTCTAATGATATTGTAAGTAATAATGATATTGTAAGTAATAGCTCAACAGAATTAAAAATACCTGAAGTATCTCCTGTTAAAAATGTGAGTGATCAAAATATTCCTACAGGTAATATTCCGACTGGTAAAGATATTCTAGATCAACAATTTAAAGAATTAAAAGATTATACAAAACATTTAGAAAAGGAAGTTGAAGAATATAAAAAATATATAGAAGAAAGATTTAATAATATCAATAATCAGAAATTTAATGTTTTAGAAGGATTTTCAAATGATAATAATTCAAGTAATTCTAAAGATATTAATGATATTATTATATATTTAATGACATGTATTTTTGTATTATTATTAGTAGATTATATTTTCAAGATGGGAAAGAATTCTTATTAATTAATAATAAAAAACTATGCCATTATAAAGATGTGGGCGAATCAAATAGTATGTTGTATAGTATTTTTATTTTTGGGTATTCTTTTGTTCTATATGTTAAAAGGTGTATGCGATTGTAAGGTTGTTGAAGGACTCCATCCTGACCTGCCTTGTAGTACGCATGAGGATTGTATAAATTATATTATTACGAATGCGGATCAGGTTTCTGGTGATAAGAAAAAAAAGGAAATTAAGGAACTTATAAAACCCAAACATAAACAACAATTAATTAATGCGATAAATAAAAGAACTAGTCCGGGTGAGTCGTCTAATAAGGAGAAGGGTATGAGCAATGTGGTTGAAGGGTTTTGGACCCAAGCACTGATTATGGGGTCTGAATTTGCCCTGGGAGTGGGTCTGGGTGAACTAGATACTTGCTCCAAGTCTGACGTATGTGGTCATTTGCCTGGTACCCCATCTAGGGGATGCCATGACATTTTTTTCTTATCGACATGCTTGGCATGCGATGATAATTCCACATGTTGCCAGGCAAACAAGGGATGCCGCTGACGAAGATTCGCACGGAATGCATCACCTGTTATGGGATGGATGCGTTACTGTTGTCCCGGACCGTAAGCGACTGCTAAATCTTCAAATGGTAAAATAATTTTTTAATTAAATTTTTTATCGATATTAGATAATATATTATCATTATATAATAAATTTCCAGTAGGATTATAGTCATCTATTTTTTTAAATAAATTGTTATTGGCATTAGTAGTTTGTGGTTTATTGACATTTCTTTTATTATTTTTCAATCTTTCCCATGAGATGAATAATAAATTAGGATGTATGTATAATACATCGAATTTATCTCTTTTTAAAGAATCTATTAAATATTTTCTTAAATCTTCTATTTTATATAATGGTTTACCTATTAAGAATTCAGGTATTTCATGGGTGCAGAAAAATGTTTTATTTTGTGAATTTAATTTAATTTTATTATGTATTTGTAGTAAAATATCATCAAACATTTTCAATCTATTAAGTACTTTTTTATCTTGTTCTTCAAATAGTGAATTTATGTTTAAAGAACTCATAATATATAATTAATAAAATAATATGGAAATTGATACTTTAATATTTTCAGGAGCATCATCAAAAGCTGTAATTTTTTTAGGATTTCTGAATTATTTGATTGAAGGAAGAATAATAGATAAAGAGTTAAAAAATATTAAAAAAATATACTGTGTTTCTTCAAGTTATTTATTTATGGTAACAGTAATATTATTAAAATATGATTATGAATATATCAAAGATGAAATATTTAATTTTGATTTTAATGAAATGGTGGATATTAATGATTTATCATTAAAGAGTTTGATAGATAATTATGGATTTATAAATTATAATAAAAACCATATTTATGTAAAAAAAGTATTGAAAGAGAAATATAATATTGATAAAATGTCATTATTAAAATTATATAAGATAAGTGGTATTCATATAGTGGTGAAGGTTATAAATGTATCGAAGCAGAAAGTAGAATATATAGATCATATTAATAATCCTAAAATGAATATATTAAAATTAATACAGATGACTACATGTATTCCTTTATTATTTAAACCGACTAAATATAAAGAATGTTTATATTTAGATGGAGGATTATGTGGTAATTGTCCTATAGAAGAAAATGAATCTGATAAATATTTATGTATAAATTTAGTAAAAACCAAGGAGGATTATGAGATAAATAATGTATTTGATTTTATAATAAAAGGGTGGGAAATGTATGATCCAAATATATTATTTAAATATGATAATAATAGAACAATTTTAATAAATGTGAGTAAATTAGGCGTTGATGTAACTGATTTTAATATATCTAAAGAACAAAAAAAAAAAATGTTAGATTTGGGGTATAATATAACTAAAGAACATTTTACTAATCTTCAATATTCTTAAAATTAAATTTAGGATTTCTGCTGGTACCATTAGGGGCATTATCTGCTAATACTTTACCGAAGATAGGAGATCCATATGTCGTTTTTTCATGTTCTTTAATTAGTACTTTTTTAACTTCTTGTTTTTGGATTTTTCTAAAGTCATATCCTTCATCTTCACACCAAGATTTAAGGTTATCTAGTAAATCATCAAATGGAGTAGGATTATCTGATTCTTCTAAAGCATTAGATATCCATTTTTGCATGACATCATTTTCAGTAATATATATTTTAGTTGCTTCTGTGACTGAAGAAGGTGCTCTGGTTCCTTCTTTATCATATATTTTATAATAATCTAATAATTTGATCATAAATAGGATGTTCCATTTTTTTAATTTGGTACCAAGTTCTAAATCAGCGTGGTATTGGTGAGGGTTATTTACAGATGGTCTTGGATTATCTGTAAATTTAGAGATAAAATCTACAACTTCAATACGTCTATGAACACCACCATCATTACCAGCGAGTTTTGGTAATTCATTACACATAAGCATTAATTTAAATTGTGGTTTAAATTCAGTTGTATCTTTAAATAATCCTCGACTGGTCATAGTATCACCACCAGTAATTTGTTTGAGTTTACCAACATATATTTGGTCATCTCTTTCAGGTTCTGACATAGATACAAATCTAGCATAACGAATTGCTTCTAATTCAGGAGAAGCACTAGAAGAACTACCTCTTTTAGTTGTTAAGAAAGATACATCCATAGTTTTAGAATATCCACCCAATGTAGACGTAATTAGATCTGTAATTTTTGATTTACCATTGGCACCAGAACCAGTCCAGAAGTAGAATTTTTCTTCTCTGACTTCACCACTTAGGCAGCTGGATAAGAATCTTAAAGTATAATCTCGGACATCTTCATTTGGTAATACTTTTTCTATAAAGTCATCCAGATCTGCATTTAATGATTCATAATCATTAATATGAACAATATTATCTTTAATTTTATCAATGTTTATAGGTAAATCGGCAATATCAACAGGAAATGAATAACCTACAGATAAACTAATATAATCGTCTGGACGACCTTGTCTAAATATAGTTTCTTTAAGATTACCGTTATAATTAATTGTTTCATATTTCAAATCAATGACTCCATTATCAAAACCAACTAAATTTTTATTACTATTTAATTTATCCATAAATTCACCATCATAGAATTTTTCTTTACATTCTTTCATAATTTTATCTTTATAATTAGAATCCTTTAATTTAATCATAACTTTCATACAATTTGTATGTTTTCTATCATAAATTTCATATGTTTCTGTTTCAGGATCAGGACCTCTTTTATCTTTATAAATTTCACTGTAATGTTGATATATATCTATAATATCAGAAGACAATCTCATTCGTAAAATATGTCCTTGTTCTGTTTCTTTCCAACGACCATTAATTTCATTAAAGTAGAACCATGCATTTTCTTTTAATCCACTACATACAAATAAATTTTTATAATAATTATATACAATATTTGCTACATCTGTATGAGCGCCGCAAGTTTTTTCACCAATTAATGATTTATCAACTAATTTACTTAGTGAATCTTTTTGAATTTTACTAAATTCATCAGGATTATCTTGTTTTGCCCAGAATATTAGAGTCCCCATAGTGTATTGAGGAGTATTAGTATTATTCATATAATCCCATTGTCTTTCACATTCCTCTTGATTACAATACCCTATCCATTTCTTACTAAAATTGATCCATGAGTTTAGTAAATGATTAGGTGAGATACTATGTAAACAATATCCAACATCTATCCATGTTTTATTATCAGATGAGCGTTCTTGTGAAAGAATATTAGATAGTTTTTTAGCAAAATCTAAGTCTTCTTTTTTAATTCTAACGACATTGGTCATATTTTCAATTTCAGTTAAATCGATTTGTGAATTTACACTTCTTATAGGGGTTATCTTTTTAAGTATTTCAGGACCTTTATAAATTACATTAATATTATTATTAATACGGACACTACATTTATCCATGATTTCTCTAGGATTTTCTAAATAAATATCTATAGATTGTTCTTCAACATTATTTTCATTAATTTTATATATGTGAGTTAATTCATATGTGGTATCACCTGGTTTACCAGAACCATATATGAACCAATTTCCCGGTTTATATATATGAGTATCAAAAATATCTATAATATCATTAGATGGTACAGAAATATTATAATCTTTGAATAATGTATCTACAATATCTTTGTCAGATACTATAGTTTCCATCAATTTAATATAACCAGATTTTTCAGCAACAATATCAGGGAATATTAAGTGAATACCGTCTTTTTTAGAATATTGTGGTTTATCACATTCAGAAATATTAGGTTTTTCCATAATCCATATATGGGATTGAGTATCAGAAGTTAAATTATATAATTCATTAATTTTTTTATATAAATATATAGATAATTGTTTGAGAAATTCAGTTGTATATTGTCTACAATTAATATTATCTTTATATTTGAAATCTAAATCAATAATTAATGGGCATATATCACCTAATCTTTCTAACAATGATACATTTAATCCTTTACCTCTTATATTTTCAACTATATCAAATAGTTTAGGTATTTCGGATGATTCAATATTATATGAACCTCTTAGACTTGAATTACTATCATATACAATATGTGTAGGTTCTTGATTATTACCTTTTCTTTTATTTGATAAGAAATTAGATAATTCGTCCATTTAATAAATTCTATAAATATATTAATTTTATCAAATTTATTTTTAAATATAGATTTTTTTTTTGAGATATATAAATTTAATTATCAAATTTATAAAATATTTAAGTATAAATATTGTAATATTAATTATATTATTATGAATAAAGCTATTAAAAGAATTCTTAATAAAGATATAAAATCTATCGAACATTATAAATTAAATGATCATGGTATATATATAGAATTTAATGAAGAAAATATGTTAGAAGCACATGCTATGATTATAGGTCCTAAAAACACCTTATATGAAGGAGGATATTTATTTTTTAATATAACTTTTCCTAAAAATTATCCATATTCTCCACCAGATGTTTCATATGTGTCCAGAGGTAATGTAAGAATACATCCAAATTTATATGTAAAATCACATAAATCTGGATATGGAAAAGTATGTTTATCAATATTAGGAACCTGGTCGGGACCAGGATGGACAACTATAATGGATGTATCTACTGTATTATTATCAATACAATCACTATTAGATTGTGATCCATTATTAAATGAACCAGGATTTTATAAGAAAAATAAACATCAAATTGATATTATTAATAATTATAATGATATAATATTTTTTGAGAATATTAATTCATTATTAATAAAAAATTATTTAGATATCCCACCGAAATTTATAGTTTTTAAAGATGCTATTTATAAAAATTTTAATGAAAATTATAATGATATTTATAATAATATTTTAAAATATAAGGATATTGACTCTAAAAAGATACTAATTTCAATTTATGCAGTTAATTATTCAATTAATTATAATAATTTATTAAATAATTTTAAAGAATTTTGTAATAAAATTAATATTAGTTTAGAATAATAATTTTAAATTTGAAATATATATTTAATAAATAATTTATAATAATAATAATATAATGGAAAATCAATTCTGTGATAATTGTAATAATTCTATGTATATTTATTTGGATAAAGATACATCTAAATTATATTTATATTGTAAAGCATGTGCGAATAAAGTAGATTATAAGGAAAATCTAATTTATGATAATGATTTTAACATAGATTTGAGCGAGAGTATAAATAATAATAAATTTATTAATTATGATTTGACTTTGCCTCATATTCATAATAAGAATATTAAATGTCCTAATACGGAATGTAGTTCTATTATAGAAGGGAAAATATCAGATATAATTTATATAAAATATGATAAAGAAAATATGAAATATATTTATAGTTGTAATTACTGTGGACAGAAATGGACGAACAAATAAATAAATTAATAAATAAATTAATAAATAAATAAATTTGAATTTATTTAAATATATTTTTTATATTATAATAAATGGACGAAGATGATATTATAGATCCTCAAGATTTTATTGAATCTGGAGATATTGAATTAGAACCGGGAGAATCGGATGATGATATTGATATGGGTGTTGAAGAACATATTGTAGAAAATATGGAAGATATAAATGTTTTTAAAAAAAATTATATTAATTTAAAAAAACATAATAAATCTTCAAAAGTATTAAGTAAATATGAGAAAACTAAAATATTGTCAAAAAGGTGTGAGCAATTAGAATCAGGATGTTTACCATTAATTAAAGATTATAGTAAATATGATAATATTTATGATATTGCACTCGAAGAATTAAATGAGAAAAAAATACCATTTATTTTAAAAAGATTTATTAATGGGAAATATGAATATTGGAAATTAGAGGATATGATTTATTAAATTTAATAATTAAGATAAAAAAAAAATATATAATATATTATAAAATGGTAAATATTTTTAAGAGTATCGAAAATATTGGTAAAAATCGAAATTTTATATTACTTTTTTTATTAGTATTAGTTGGATTTGTTATTGTTGATTGTAATACTAAAATGTTTAGTAAATTAATTGAAGGACAAGGGTGTGGAGCAGGTAATAGTAATAATTCTGGAAACAGTCCCAGTAATTCTAGAGTTAGTACTTGCGGTCGAGGAACTGGACAACCGGCAAGTAATCCGAATGATAGCGCAGGCAAAGATTGTAATTTATCTGGAGTCAATTCAATGGGTGGTGGTTCTGAGAAGGTTGTATTAAAAGGAAATATAGAAGGTGAAAAGTTATATGTCAGTGCGACTGGACCATATGGAAGGGAAATACCCAAAACATTACAAGGAGATTATTCAACACTTAAGAGTTTTGGTTTGACTAATCTCAAAGATGTTGTTAATTACATCCCCGGAGATGGTCCTTCACAATTTACTAAAGGTAATATGGATAATAACAATGCTGCTGGTAGAAAAACAGTTAATAGTGGATCCACTAATAATAATAATAATAATAATAATAATAATAATAATAATAATAATAATAGTTGTAAACCAATTGTATATGGTGCTGATTGGTGTGGATGGACCAAAAAGCAAAAGAAATATTTAGAGGACAAAGGTATTGAACATACTTATATAGATTGTGCTAAAGATAAAGGAGCTTGTCCTCCAGAAGTGAAAGGGTTCCCGGCTATTAAACATTGTGATGGTAATTTAACACCGGGATATCAAGAAATTTAATATAAATCATTTTTTTTGACTAATATTTTATTTTTATATCCAGAACTTATTTGATTATTTTCACCTTCTTTTAATATATTTTTTTCTGAATATTCCCAGAAAGATGGTGCTCCTATTTTGAAATCATCATGTGGGACTGCTTTATACCAAAATACTTGATCAGTTAATTTATTTGATTTGGCATTATTATTTATTACTAAACATTCATAATTTTCAGTACATTGATCCATTATTTGACAAAACATTTCAAATGATGGGAACATGCCAGCATAATGTTCATACAATCTTTTTCTATTACTTACATAATTTTCTCTTAGAATAAATACATAATCAATATTTGTTCTTAGATTTGGAGGAATACCTAAAGCATACTGCATAGTTAATAAAAATAACATCTTGAAATGACGTCCATTCATAAATACTGATCTCATATACTTGTCTTTCGCCCATGTATTATCATATAAACAATCATCCAATATTAGAAATGAACGCGGATCTATAGTAGTGTCACCCGCATTGATTTTATCAATCATAATTTTTTGTCTTTTAATCATATTTTGAACTATTTGAGTATCAAACTCTCCATGAATAAATAATTTAGGGACTATTTTACTATAGAATTGATTAGCACCTTCTGTTCCTGAAATAACTTGACCCACAGGTATATTTTGGTGGTGATATAATATATCTTTACATAAAAATGATTTTCCTGTGTCTCTTTTACCAATTAATACTACAACTTTATCATCTTTAATATCTGACATATCAAACTTCTTTAATTGTATTTCAGTCATTATAATATTTAATATAAATTATTTAATATTTAAAAACATATATTTTTAATATATATATATAATTATGTTTGAAAATCTACCCCAAGAACAATTTGAACATATCTTAGATATTTTAATTTTATATAAACAAATAAATCCTACTAAAAATGTATATTTAAATGAAAAATGTACTAAAGATGCTATACAATTCATGAATACTACTGGAAAACAGTTTGCTTCTAAATTAGGTATGAATAGAGATGAGGATGATAATGATAATTAGTTTAAATAACAAAATAATTCTAAATAATTTTTATAACTATGTCAGATTTATATGTAAATAAATATATTTGGAATAAAAAATTAATAAATAATTTATATAAATCATGTTATGAACTATTTAATATGAGTAATTTACAATTATATAGTCCTTTATATTCGTTATATTTTCACATCTATAATACTAAAAACTCACATAGATATATTGATTTAAAAAGAAGATATTATATTCATAAATTATTAGATTTTACTAAGTTTAAATATTATCATTCTAATTGTTTGTTAAATGGTATTGTATATGATTCTAAAAAACATAAACTATTAGATTTAGAAGTATTTTGTAAAATAATTCCAATATTAGAACCATTATATTTCATTAAAAACAACTATAATAATTTAGTTCATAGAAATCCCCTATTACCATCAAACTATAATGCTAATACATCAGAAAAAATAAATAGTATGAATAATACAGCATATATAGATACATTCTTTTCATTTATATGTTCAGAATTAAGTGAAAATGATATTTTACCTAATTTTCCTATATACTATGGTTCTATAAATGGTATAATGAAAAAATATAATTTTGATATTTCAGAAGATTACCATGAATTTAAAGAAGAGGCATGGTTTCATAAAAATCTAGGAGAACAATTTAAAATGGATATTTATATGGATTCTGATTCAGAAGATGAAAATGATTATATTTCAGTGGTTAAAAATATTCCGTGCCAATTATTTTTTATAGAAAAATTAGATGGATTATTATCAGAATTATTAACAGATAATTTTAATGATAAATTAATTTTATCTTGTTTGTTCCAAGTTTCATATGGTTTGGCATATTTACAAAAACATTTTATATTTACTCATAATGATTTGCATATTGATAATATTATGTATAAGCGCACAGATAAAACATATCTTTATTATAAATTTAATAATATATATTTTAAAGTTCCTACATTTGGATATATATTTAAAATTATAGATTTCGGAAGAGCAATATTTACATTCAAAAATAAATTATTTTTTAGTGATTGTTTTAGTAAATATGGTGAAGCAGATGGGCAATATAAATATCCTATTGATACTTTTTTATATAAAAAAAATAATGATGAATATGATATAAAACCAAATTATAATTTTGATTTATGTAGATTAGGTATTACTATATTGGATGAACTAAATTATGATAAAGATATAGATTATAAAGACAAACAATATATTATAGACTTTATTTATTCACTTACATTAGGTGAAAATAATTTAGAACTATATTATTTAGAAGATAATTTTGATATGTATGTATCTATTGCCAAATACGCTAATAATTGTTTACCAATAAATATTATTCAAAATGAAATATTTAAAGAATTTAGAACTAAAAAGAAGAATTTTCCTAAGAAATTTTATTATAAATTTTAATATTTAAAATGGAGGTTTATCATGAAATGGAATTGAACATTTATTATCTACTGGTGAAATATTACATGAAAATAATAATTTAATTATATTTAATATAACCATATTTATTATAAATAAAGCAATCATTTGTCTAGTATTTACAACTTCAATTTCTTTATCAAACTTAGTGTAAATATAATAAATAAATATTAATGATAAACTTAATATAATATCCATAACAATACTATTATTCATTTTTTATAACATATTAATATAAAAAAATTATAAAAATAAATTATATTCAATTATAAATCATCAAATAATGTGATTATTCAATTATAAATCATCAAATAATGTGATTATTCAATTATAAATCATCAAATAATGTGTATTTATCCTCATCAACAGGTTCCATTGTCAATCCTTTTTTATTAGATAATTCTTTTAAATCATTATAAAATAAATCTATAGTTTCTGTATCATCATCTTTTTTATCAACTGAAACTATTTCAGTTTGTTCTTTTATTTCATTTTTTGGATCAATAATATCTTCTATATAAGATAAGTCTTTTTTATTATGTTTATCTTCTATATTAATATTATTTTCGTCATTTAATGGATCAACTAAAATTTGTTTGGAAGTTTCTTTTGATTTAGTTTCTTCTTTAGTAATATCTTGTATTTTATCATATCCTCTTACACTTTCTTGTTTTTTGAGTTCATCTTCAATTGATATTGGATCTGATAGTATATCTGGTTCTTTTAATATGTCTTCATTTTTATCTTTTAATATGTCTTCATTTTTATCTTTTGATATGTCTTCATTAATTAAATTTTCTACCTTTTCTACTCTGATGGGGTTATCTGAATCAGGTAAATACATATTATTTTCGTTTATTTTTATTAATTTCTGGTATAATTCATCATTTTCTTTTTGTGCATTTTCTATAATATTTGGGTTATCATATACGGTTTCTGGGACATTTTCAGTGTTAGAGATATCTGGTATATCATTTATTTCTATATTCTCTATATTTTGATTAATAGTATCTTCATCAGGTGATTCATAATCACTATCATTTATAAAAACATTTTTAGGTTTTAATACTTCTTCATCACCTTTATCATCTTTAACATCTATATCTTTAACATCTATATCTTCATCACCTTTATCATCTTTAACATCTATATCTTTAACATCTATATCTTCATCACCTTCATCATCTTCATTACCTTCATTACCTTCATCATCTTCATTACCTTCATCATCTTCATTACCTTCATTACCTTCATCATCTTTAACATCTTTAACATCTTTAACATCTTTAACATCTGTATTATTTTCAATTAAATCTTGTTTTTTACTATTTAATAATAATTCTTTTAATTCATTTAATAATTTACTTTCATTTGATGTGCCATTTGATTTATTTTCATTAATATCCAAATGTTCTTTAAGAATTTCTTTGACAGGTAATGATATTCTAATTGTATTTTCTATACAATTACAAATAATACTTTCAATAACATTCATATTTTTTTGATATTCATATCCGGATATATCTTCTGAAAATAATAATGGATTTTTCCATATTTCTCTTGCTATATTTATATAACATTTGTGTATAAAATTAATTAATTTAGGTATTGTTAAATTTATTTTATTAGAATTACTATTACCAATAGACATTAAAATTTTAGTATGACTAATATAAACAGCAGTTACTAATTCATCTAACCAATCACATTTAGAACATTCTATAATTCTATCTGTTTCATTTATAATTAATTCATTATTCCATTCAGGTATTTTTTCTAATAATGTTCTAAAAATAAATAATAATGATGTTGAAGAATTAGATTTATATAAATCTTTTGCATCATCATAAATAGATTTCAAACCATCATATAAATATGGTTTTAGTGTATCTACTAATTGGTGTGTATATTCGATTTTTGCTTGGACGAAAATAGAATTGTTATTATCCATAATATTTCAATATAATATTTTATTTTATCCGTATAAACAAATAAAAATATTACATATAATATATGTATGGTGGTAAATTAATTGATAAGGATATAGAAACATCTATAAGTGATAATAGAGGGAAAGGCGCGAAAATATTAGCAACTGGGTCAAGTTCTTGTATATTTCAACCAAATATTCCATGTGTAAACTCTAAAGATAGTATTGACAATACTAAAATATCTAAAATAGTTTATGGATCAAAATCAGATAAATATCTTGATCAAGAAAGAAAAATAAATGAATTAATTAAAAAAATCAAAGGTTATAATGATTGGGCATTAATATATGATAAATTTTGTAAAGCACCACTCTATGGTAATATTCTTAAAAATTATGATAAAGATATTTTAAAATGTATGGAAAAATATTATGAAGACAAATTTAATGAAACTAATAATATGATGGTTGGGTTGTATGGCGGTGATACATTTGAAGATCATTTTGTACAGAAAGTTTTAAATAATAAAAAAAATATCGATAAATCTATGTATATTTTATTATTAAAAATGGAACCATTATTTATAGGGTTAAATGAATTATATAAAAATAATATAAGTCATTTAGATATTAAAGTAAATAATATTGTATTACATAAAAATGTATTTAAATATATAGATTTTGGTTTATCATCTGAATTAAATGATTATACGCATTTTAAGAATAGGTCTTTATCTGAATTAAATAACCGCAGATATTATTTATGGTATCCAGTTGAATATATTTACTCATACTCTCCTAAACATGAATCACCTGAAGAATTATTAAAAATAACAAAAAGAAAACATTACGATAAAGGTGTCAAAATATATAAATTATTAGGTTATGATTTTAAAGGCGTCGCTGAACATTCTCTAAAAAATGATTCTAAAAGTAATTATAAACAACTATACTCTATGATTGATGTATTTAGTTTAGGTATTATGATACCATACTTATTTATTGATTATAATCAATCAAAATTTATTAAAAATAGTCCATTTTTAACAGAATTATTTAATCTATTCTCAAGAATGTGTGATCCTGATTATAATAAACGAATAAAACCGGAAGAATGTTTAGTATTATATTATTCTTTAATTACTAAATTTAGTACCTTAAAAAGAACTACTAAATCAAAACCCAAAAAGAAATCAAAAAAGAAATCAAAAAAGAAATCTCTATCAAAAAAAATTTGAAAAATTTATTTAAATATATGAATATATTCATATAATGAATAAAGTTATATTTTATAAACCATCGTCCTGTACACATTATAAATCTTTATTGAATGACAAAATATGTGATCCATATAATCTTTATCAATCTGTAAATACTCAAGGGTTTTGTCAAATGTTTGCATATTTTATTACTCTTAATAATACCGATGATTTTAAAGAAGTCGGACCTCAAAATATTAAATCTCCAGTTGATATTGATAAATTTAATGCATTGGCATATAACACACAAGTATGTGCTCAAAAAACATTAGATTTAATTGAATCTGATCCTAAAATTTTAGAACTATTTATTTATTATTTCAAACAAGAACAAAAAGATATTAAAAAAGGTATTAATGAATACTCTTCCTGTAATGATTATTTAAATGATTTCAGATTAATTAATAAAAATATTGATATGATTAAAGATTATGTCATTGATAATCCATTAGTCACAGGTTCTAAGAAAAACAGAGATATGATATATTTTAGTTATAATAATGATAGCAGTATTGACTATAATGAACCTATTACTAAATTATGTGTCCAACCCACTGAAGGTGAAACGCAATATGAATCATTTCAATCCATTATGGCATCTATTATGAGTGCCACACATGGTGAAAAATTCAGTAATTATATTCCAACTCCATATGATTTATTATGTAAAAAAAATAATGTTATATTAATGGATTGGAATAAAAGTACTAAACCTAATAAGAGGGATATAAATAAGTGGTTAGAAATAAATAATTGAAATATATTATCATCTAATACAAAAAAACCCACCCAATATTAATACTATGCCCAAAAATTGTTTAAAATCTATTTTTTTATTTAAAAATACTATTGTTATCAAAAATAAAACTACTATGTTTAAATTAATTACAGTAGAGGCTTTTGAAGGATTATTTGTATTTTTAAATGAATTATATATACAAGGTTCAACTATTAAATATACTATAAATAATCTAAGAATTATTGTAAATAAATCACTGTAATTATCTATTATTTTTATTTTCTTTTTTGAAAATAAAACATACACCATAGTTCCTAAAAATACTAAAATATTTGCATGAACTATATAATCAATATAATTGTATTTTCTTGCTATTTTACTTGAAAATACATCTCTAATAGCAATAAATATAGCAGCAACTAATGCGTATTTCATCCATAATTCCATATATATATATATATATTAGTTTATATTTTAAGATAAAGTTAATTTAATATTATATGATATTTAATGGTATTGATTTTGATAAATTAGCAAATAATGAAATAATTAATCTTTGTTTAAAATATAATTTAATTGATAAAACAAAACAATATAATAGACAAGATTTATTAATACTATTAAAATCTTTTATTATAGATAGATTAAATAAAAAACAACAACAACAAGAACGACAGTCAACAGATACTAAGTCGTTTTCAATAGATAATGATAAAGATTATAAAAGGAGAAATTCAGTATCTGGTAATTTACAATCAAATCAATCCAAATCGGGTCCCCCTAAAGTTAATGTTCATAAAAGAAGATTATCACAACCAACTACTATAACAGAAAAAACTAATGCCGCCAAAACACATGAAATGAATACCCTCCAACAAAATTCTGTTAATCAAGTTAAAAAAGAAATAAAATCATTAGATCCTCGTTATGATATGATTGGAATATACCCTCCCGTTAATAGATTAGTATGTATAGGTGATTTACACGGTGATTTGACAGTCACTTTAAAAGTATTAAAATTAGGTGAATTAATACCTCAAAATAGTTCCATAAAAGATATTAATAATATTCATTGGTGTGGTAATGATTCTTGGGTTATTCAATTAGGTGATCAAATTGATAGATGTAGACCAGATACATGGGCAGATAATAATTGTGTCAAGGAGGATGAGATTGTGTTAGAAGATGAAGGTAGTAATATGGAAATTATAAAATTATTTTTAAGATTGGATGAAGAAGCTAAATTAGTTGGCGGGAGAGTATTAGGATTGTTAGGTAATCATGAATTAATGAATGTTGATAAGGATTTTAGATATGTATCACCAAAGGAATTTCTGGAATTTGTTCCTCAAAATCAAAGAACTTCTAAATTAACTAATGATGGATATCCCTTAGGTTATTGGCATAGAACTAAAGCATTTGAAAGAGGTAGTAATATTTCTAAATTATATGCTGAAAAGAAAAAAAGTATAATTATTATTGGTTCATATATATTTGTTCATGGAGGATTAAGTTTACAATTAATAGATAAATATACTATTGCTGAAATTAATGAAATTGTTAGAAAATGGTTATTAAAGACAGAAACTAAAGTTGAATCAGAATTATTTGATGAAATATTTAGAAAAGACGATGATATGTCACCATTTTGGTGTAGAATTTACGGGGAAGATTATGATGAAGATGATAATCCAGATAATAATTTGAAAATGTTTAATAATTTAATAGAATTAATTAATAAAAAAAATAAAAAATTAATCCCCATTAAAGGTATGGTCATCTCACATACTCCACAATTTATGGAAGATAAATATTTAAATTCAATGTATAATGATAGATTATGGAGAATTGATGTTGGTATGAGTAGAGCATTTGGTAAACAAGATGATTGTGGATATAATAAATATAGAAAACCACAAATATTAATTATTCATAATGATAATAAGTTTGAAAAAAGAATTATCTCTTTAAATTCAGAAAGATATCCTTCTCCAAATATGGGAGAGGCTGTAGATTTATCTAATTCTTTTGTTCCATTTTAGTAAAATTTTTTTCTATTATATATTATAAAACATGCCCTCCAAATCAAAATCTCGTTCAAAAAAATCTAGATCTACTGCTTACAGATTTTCTGCTCGTGTTAAGAAACCCAAAAGTGCTAAAAAATCTATGAAAAGATCTTCCAAAAAATCTATGAAAAGATCTTCCAAAAAATCTATGAAAAGATCTTCCAAAAAATCTATGAAAAGATCTTCCAAAAAGAAATCATCTAATAAAGGAGGAGCATGGTTCGGTGCTGTCGCCAAAGCAAGAAAAGAATTAGGTATTACAGGTTTCGTAGCAATCAAAAAAGGAACACCTTTATATAAAAGATCTAAAGAGATATACGGCAAATAAATTTGAAATTTTGAAATAATATTATTAAATACTAATCTAAAAACCTTATATCTGAACATTTATCTTCTTCAAACTTATTAATAATCAAAATATATAAAGAACTTCAATTAAATAATGTCTAACTTTATCTTGTCAGAGATCCCTTTGAATTTGCGAAATAATCAAGATATCAGTCATCTTTATTGTCGCGCTGTGTGCGGTGTGTGTGTCCTGTATTGCGTTTTACGACCGAAAACAAAAGAATATTGTTAAAAGTGGTTCATGTCGCGCGAATGGTAATAATTCTTCTAAAATAACTTGTCATGCCGAAGAACAAGCAATTAAATATTGTAACAAATACGATAAGAAAAATAAATATGATATTTATATATGGAGGTATGGTAAAACAGGAGATATAAAAACAACACACTGTTGTAAATCTTGCACTAAATTAGCATATAAATTTAATTATGCCGACAAAATATATACATTCGAGAAATACGGTGATAATGAAGACGAAATAAATTATAGAGCTAAAAAAGCAGTAGTTGCGAATCCATCTGTTTCATTAGGAGATAAACTTAGAAATCTTTAATATAATTTAATACATATTTAGTTAAATATTTTTTTATATTGATATTATTATAAATAAAAATATCTAATATTTTATAATGTTACTAGAAACAAATACGTTAGTTTCTAAAACCATATATTTTTCTTTGGTAGTCCAAATTATAACAACTATAGTTAGTTTAGGGGGATTATTTGTAAAGATTAAAGATAACGATTATGTTCTTAAAGAAATACTTCTCCTAGAAGGTGTAGTCCAAATAATTGAATCTTGTTTTTATATATGGGTCATATTCGCTATTCATAATTTAAAAAGTGTCACCCCTAGAAGATATATAGATTGGGTTTTTTCAACACCAATCATGTTAATATCTACTATTGTATTTATGAAATATCAAGAATTAAAAGATAAAAATTTAGATACCAGATTCAAAATGACAGATTTCTTAAAAGACAATAAATCAAACATATTTAAAATATTTATTTATAATGGATTAATGTTATTGTGCGGATTTTTAGGAGAAGCAGGTATTATAGATAAAAGAATAGGTATTACCCTTGGATTTATATTCTTCTATTTATCATTTGATTTAATATATAAAGAATATGCTAATAAATCAATATTAGGTAAAAAATTATTTACGTTTTTATTAGTTGTGTGGGGATTGTATGGTGTAGCAGCAATGACCGATTTAAAAACAAAAAATATATCTTATAATATTTTAGATATAATTGCCAAGAATTTCTATGGACTATTTATTTATTATAAAATCTTACAATTATCTAAATAAATTCTAGAAAAAAAAAATAATAATCTAATGTATATTATATATTAAAACTTATGGATAATAATACTATTTTGATGATTGTTGTTGCAATTGTATTAGGAATGCTTGTCGCTAATATGTTGAAAGATGTTTGTGGGTGTAAGAATTTGATTGAGGGGCAGGGCACGGAAGGTTGGGAGCAAATCTGTGGAAGTGGACCACCCGACGACTCGAGTCAGGAATGCGTCCTCAGCACCCCCGCCGCCAGCGAATGCATGAACGCGGACCCCGTGGTGGGTTGCAATTGCTACGAATATTCTGGTCCCAACGATTCCTTAAAAGTCGCTGGTCCCGCGCAGGCGTTGCGGAGGGACCATTGCCGATCTTGCTGTGTGTGGTCAGATCCGGTCCCGGATCCGTCCCGCCC